AGGAGGCGATCTCGCGCTGCATCGCCAGGATGTTCTGGTCGGGCATTTGCACCTGCCCGAGCTGCTGAAGGTCGACGCCATATTCGGCGAGCAGCCGGCGCGCGGTGCCGAGCTTCTGCTGCGGGTCGTTTGACCGAAGCGCGTTGTGGTTGGCTAACAGCTGTCGCAACGCGACCTGCGGCGTTGCACCCGCTGCCTGGATCTCGCTGATGTGGGGTCGAAACAGGTCCGCCATCTCGCGGCCGAACATGCGTTCGCTGTCGTTGGCACCCGCCAGCCTTGCCGTTTCGGCTTCCCGGCGTAGAATGGCCGCCTTCGCAGGAGCTGGAAGGTCTTTCCATGCCGCAGCTTCGTTTGCTCTCCACGACTTCGGCGGGGCATCCTCTTGTGCGGATGACGCCCCCTCCGTCTGAGCAGCTGGTGCTTCAGGAGATGCTGGAGGATCTTTGGCGTCGGTCGGTTGCTGAAGGGCTGATTGTTCGTCTGAGCCCTTCTTGACGAATCGCCCATGCGCATCACGCCCATCGCCACGATTGGACTGCGCTTCGGACGCCTGAGAGTTGGCGTCAGCCTCTGCCGCAAGCTGGGCCTCTTCCTCTTCTGGCGCAGCCGTCGTCGCCTCTGACGCCTCGCGGGCCTCGATCTTGCGCATCTCGTCCGCGAGGTCATCCCGCAGCGAGCGCTCTTCCTCGCCCTCAGCGGTCGCGCCAAGTGCCATGTGACCTCATCCTTTCGAGTTGGTTGCGCATCTCGGCGCGGATTGAATCCTTCGGGATCGTGATTTCGTTCGGCTTCGGCTTCTCGTTGCCGACCTCAATCAGGCCATTCCGCTTCAGGTGCTCGCGGTGGGCGCGCTTCGAGGCGATGTGCGAGCCGTCGACCGCGCTGATGTAGTCGTATTGGTCGCCGGGCAGGCGAAGGTGCGAGACCTTCATGCCTTCGGTCTGGGGTCCGATCGCGTCATCAGTGACGTAGCCGCAGAGGGGGCAGTTATGCACCCACTCCTCGCCGTCCTTTTTCCAGCGCTCGAAAGCACAGCGGCATTTGCAGGTGAAGACGACGTAGGGCATCAGTCGCCCCCCGCTGCCTGCTGGGCGCCGCCGATTTGCTCGGCGGTGATCGCGGCGCCGGCAGCCACTTCGGCCACCTCGATCTTGGTCCTGGCGTCGAGCAGCGCCTTGAACCGCTCTGTCATCACGTCGAGCATGGTTTCCTGCTGACGCTGGGCAGCCTCGAAGCGCGCGTTCATGGCCTCGGTCTGCTGCTGGAAGTGGGCCTTCAGCGCCTCCAGCTGACTATCGTGCTCAAGTTCGGCCTGGTGCTGTTGCACGTCTGCTGCGAGCTCGCGCTGGTGCTGCTGATCCTGCAGCTGGAGCTTCGTCTGGTCGGTCTGGGCCCTGGCCTGCACCTGCGCCATCGCCGGATCTGGTTTCGGCGGCTGCGGTTGCTTGGACTGTTTGACCTTCTCGTCGATATAGCTGTCGATGCAGTCCATCAGGTCGCGGCCGACGCGGAATCCGCTCGCTCCGAACTTCAGCAGCTCGCCCAGCAACGGGACCGAGCCTGGGTCCGCGCTTGCAATCTCGCCGGCCTGATTAAGGAAGCCAGTGATCGCTTCGATGAACTGGGTTCGCTCCTGCTGCTGCTCGGCATCGTCCGGGGCAACCAGGCTATCCGTCTCAATGTCGATCGAGAAGCGGCGCCGTGGCTGATCACGGAGCAGAGCGACAACCTCGCCCCACGTCGGCTTGTTCAGCGCTTCAGCCGCCTGATCGGGCGTCATCTGCGCATCCTGAAGCATTTGCTTCGATTGCAGCTGCAGAGCCTGGAGCTGTTGCTGGCCCAGCTGGATCATCTGCTGGTTGGGTTGCTGACCTTGGGCTTGGGCAGCTTGCTCCAGACCTTGGATTTGCTGGATCAGAGCCGCGATCTGCTGCGCCACCGCCTTCATCTCGTCGGTGAGCAGCTTCACGCCGGTCATGGCGATCAGCGTCTCGGTCTGGAAGTGAACCGCGATGATGTTGCCGAGAATATCGACGGTGTTACGGACGAACCGCTCCACCTCCATCTGGCGCTCTTCGAGCCGCTTGGTGGCGAAGTTGGACTTGATCTTCTGGGCTGTGGCGGTCTCTTCCGGAGCGGTGTTGCCCCGGATGATGTCCGACATGCCGGAGACTTCGTAGAGGTCCGCCTTGACCTTTTCGCGCGCCTCGTAAAGCGACAGGAGTGTCTCGGCGATCTCCTTCATCGGGAGAAGCTCGACCGCGCCCCTAATGCCGCCTTTCTCGCTGAGCGCCCCCCAGTTGGTGACCGGGATAAGGGTGTTGTCGCTGCCGTCTTCGAGCAGCCGCTTCAGCGCGTCGACCGAGGCATCATAAACCCCCGTCGCCTTGATGGCCTTGGTTAGCGCTGCAATCCGGGCCGTAAGATCATCCAGCTCCTTGGCCTGGTCCTGATATTCGGCGTAATCGGGAACCGGGATGAGCTGGTCGGTTGTCAGGGTCGCATAGGCCGGCCGGGGGCACGGGAAGAAGTGATCGAGCTTCAGCGGGTCCGGCCGGTCGTCGCACAGCTTGGGGTATGACTTGGACAGCCACACAGCCCGCTTCTCGGACTTGATCCACATCTCGTAGATCGTCGCCTTGAACGTATCCTCGCCGGTCTTCTTGCCGGCGTCCTCGGGCTTGGTGTCGAGCGGGATGGCCTTCCCGATCTTCTCGCCGAAGCGCTTGATCAGGGCGGTTCGATCGAGCGCTACCTTGCGCCAAACGACATCGACCTCTTCCCAGGTCCGGGCCATGTCATGGCCGAAGTCTCTCCAGTGGACATAATCAGCCACCGCTGACTCGAAGGCGACGATCTCGGTAGTTTCGCCCAGCTCAGCGTTTTCATCGCCGATGGCTGCAATCTCCGGCTGATCATCGGCATTGCTTTCCGAGACCTGCGCCTCTGCCGGCTGGAACTCCGGCACGTAGCGGGCCCAGACCGTGCCGCGACCGGGTAGCAGATAGTCGTCGCGGGCATTCCGCATCGACGATCCGAAGTGATCCTCGGCAATCGTGAAAACGAGAGCTCGTTCGAGCACCTGGGCAGCAACCCGCGCCGTCTCATTGTCAGTGTCGCCGCGCTGCCCGACGATCGGCTTTGGGGTCGAGGAGTAAACGAACGGCTTCAGCGTTTCGACGTTCGACCAAAGAACGTTGAACTTGCGGACGCTGGAATTGACCGAGCGCTCGTCGCGATATCGCTTCACGATATCCTTGCCGCGCGTCTGCCATTTCTGGGTGCCGTTGTCGTAGGACGCGATGATATCGCGCAGCGATTGTAGGGTGTGGGTCATGCGTTCCACCACACGGCCGCCCAGGCCATAAGGCTGAGGATTCCAGCCACCGCAGTGAGGCAACCGCGATCGCTCTTCTTCTCGGCCTCAACCGGGCTGCTCGACATCATGTAGGCAAAGCATTCGCCAATGCCCCATGCGGCAATGCCGATGCTGGCCAGTGCCCAGGCGGTCATCATATGCGGACCTCGCCGTTGCGGGTGGTTTCCCAGAGTTCGTCCAGCGACATTTCGTTGAGGAAGCGGGGTCTCGGAGGTGCTTTCGGTGTCGCGTCGTCGTCGCGCATGGCGACGGCCGCAGCCAGGAATGCGTCGGTTCCGTGGCTCGCCCAGTCGTGCAGCGGCTGCTTCTGGAAGACCTTCTTCTGATCATCCCAGACGCGGCGGTAGGAACGCAACGCTTCGAGCCCGTCTTCGCAATTGGCCGCGTCGAACCAACAGCCGGGGAAGACCATGCGGGCCGCCTGAATCTGATCTTGCTTGCTCAGCAGCGGGACGATCGTGCCCCTTATCCCGAGCGCGAAGAGCTGCTCGACGACGGACTTGCCGCCGCTCGCGAAGGTCTTTGCTCGGGCGTCGTGGGGGAGCCAGTGATCGCCGTAGCGATAGCCCTTCTTCTCCAGCACCTCAGCGAAGTGAACGGGGTCTTCGCCGCTCGCCGCGTAATAGTCGATGAACCGCTTCTCGCCGCGGATGCGCTGGAAAAACCAAACGGCAGTATCGTCGGTGTGGCCTAGATCCCAAGCGGTCTCGACAGGCGCGATCGGATCATAGTCGAGCTCGCAGATGCGTCCGCCCTGGAGGGCGAGGCGCATTTCCTTGCCGAAGAAGGTGCCGAGAAGAGCCGCCTCCCAATCGCAGAGGTATTCCTGATTGAAAAGCGCCTCTCCGGCTTCCTCGCCGTGATCGTCGATGTAAGCTAGGCGCTCCCGCTCCAGGTCTTCGGCTGAGATGGCGCCGGTGTCGTTCGCGGTCAGGATCTGGGCGAAGACATCCTGCCCGGCAGCCATGTCCCGCTTGGCGGCCATGAACGTCTTGTGGGCATGGTTTTTGCCGCGGGGCGTGGTGATGTAGAGCTGCCAGCCCTTGTTCTCCAGCAGGATCGGCCGGAGGTATGCGCGGGCAGCCGGGTTGGCGAGTGCCCACTCCGAGGCCGTGATGCCAGCAGGTGGTGAACCGACCAGGCTGTTGAAGTTGTCCGAGCCGACTACCTGCCAGGTCGAACCGCACTTGAACTTGATGAACATCTCGTTTTCGCGGGTTGTTTCGCGCAGCTCCATCGGGAATGCTTCGTCGATCCGTCGCCTGGCGGTGTGCGGGTTGATCGCTTCCCAGATGGCTTTGCGAGCCTGCGAGGCTTGGGGCAGGAGGTGCCAGTACGTGGCCGGCCGCTGATGCGCGGCCCGCGCTGCCCAGTGGAGACAGATTTCATCCTTGCCGGCGCGACGATGCCAGACCAACTCGGCATGGCGCCCACCGCCTTGAAGATAGCGCCAAGCTGGCAGCTGGTAGTCGCGAGGTCTCCATCCATTGTAGGGCAAGGTGATCTCGATCGCCATCAGAGGTTCACGATCTTGACGGTGATGGTGCCCGAGTGATCGATCTTGTCGTTGAAGAGCTGCAGGTGCTTGCCGAGCAACTCAGCACCCCGAAGGACAGCGTTGGAGTCGAAGGTGTATGCAGGGGCTAAGTCACCGTCCGGCAGCTCAACCATGACCGGCTCACCTTTGCGGTCCATAACCGGCTTTGCTTGCCTGCAGCGCTCGATGGTCTCCCGGATCGTTGTCAGCACATAATCGGCGCTGATCTCGGTGCGCTGCGACCGTTCATCCATCGCCGCCTGGACGGCAGCGGCGATTTCAGGTTTCTTGAGGTTCTCGTCTCCGATCGCGCCCGCCGTCTTTTCGCTGTATCCGGCGCGTCGAGCAGCCGCAGAGGCGTTGAGGTCGACGAGGTATTCCTCGACGAACCGCTGTTGCTTGTCGGTGAGCTTTCCCCCCGCCACGCGGGTTAGGCGCCCTGGGGAACGACGGGCTGCAGGATCGAGATGATCTGCTGGATCTGCGACGATAGGTCGGTGTCCCCGGCATCCAATGCAGCCTGAGCCTGCTGAGCTGCTGCGGTCGCATCGCTTGCAGCTTGCCTGGCAGTGTCGCGGTCGGACTGCGCGGTCTGCAACTCGCCAACAACGGCAGTTGCCAGCGCCTGGAGCTGTGCCAGGTCAGCCGTCGATTTCTCAAATGCCATTTCGAACTCCAATCTCGCGAGTGAAGCGCGTGACACCCGGCCACAGATGATCAGGAAAGCATGGCGGATGCGGCGCACGTCTGGCTTGTTCCCACGATCGTGGCCCACCAAATAGTGGGCCTTAATGGAACCGTTCCGGGTTTCCGCTTGTTGTCGCCGCGAAGCTGGGCGGGTCGCCGATCCTCACCCTTGCTTCAGTGTCCGGTGGATGGTGACTGAACCTGGGCAGCGACATAACGGGTCCGGCAGACAAGGAACCGCGCTTAGCATCCCCCCGCCCTAGCGCGTCATTCGTGAAATGCCGGACCCGATAACCTAAGCCTCCGGACCCTCCCGTGGCCAACGCGGCTCAGCACTCCACGCTTTTCCAGCCGCCTCACGATCCGGCAAACGTCGGTTCGGTCTGGCAGTCCCAGCTCGTTGGCGATCATGGCATAGCTCGGGGCCATGCCCTCGCTTGCGATCGTCTCGCGGACATACGCCAGCACCTGGAATCCTCGATACCCAAGCTCGCGTCGATTGCGCATTTGCATCTTCCCCACCCTCTCGAAGATCAGACAGCCTGAGGCCCGAGTTCCCTGCAGATCAGCTGGAACAGCCCCCTCCCGAAGATGGCGCTCACCCCGATCGCGGCCGACGCCAATTCGATGTCGTCATGCTCCGCGAGCTGCGCTGCGAAACAGTCCATGATGCCGAGACAAGGTCGTTCATCCCGGTTCACCGGGAGCGCCCGGATAGGATCGCATAGGCGAAGGCTGGGCCGCCTGGGTTGAACCGGTTGTGGACCGAATGCTGGAGCCGTCGCCATCACGCTGCCTCTCGATAAATCTGGCTTCGCCAGAGGGTGGCCGGCGTCCCATGCGCCAGCGGATTGCAGGTCTTTCGGTAGCCGTGCCTCTCAATGAGACGTTCTCTCGCCGCCCTGAGAGCGACTGCACCCCACGCTCGCGCCGATGGGGCTGGAGGGAATCCGAGCCTCTCAGCCCAGTTCCGCACGTCCTCGGTCATGAATTCCAGGTGGATCAGGGCATATTGGGCGAGGATGTCGAACGCCCTGTCGCTCCAGCGTGGAGACACTCGATCTGCATGGTCGACTGCCGCGGACATTCCCGCATCCGCGAGCTGCTGCGCCGTTGGCTGGGCCATCAAGTCGATGAGGTCGGTCAAAGAGACCTCCCCTTCGCTTTGGCGCTGGGCCTAGCGTCAGCGAAGGCCCTCGCGCACTCCCACGCATGTCCCGTCCCCCGTAGTCCCGAAGGGACGTAGGGGGCGGGAAGGCGCGCGTGTGCCCGCACACGTAGCAACCACCGTGCCGATGGCAGTTTTCCGCCAAAACCTCCGGCCGGGATTGGGATGGACGCTTCCCGCACCTGCTTCGGCCACGAATTGGCGCAAATCTGCCGTTGTCCATCAGTTCCAGCAGCATCCCGCACTTCGTGCTGCGGGACTGCGGGACGGGAAGCGGTCATTGGTCCAACTGGGCCCAATTCCCCACCTCCACATGTTCACGAGGTTCGTGGTTGTGATCGCGGAGCTCGACTGTTCTGAGCGCGCCTGTCGCCAGCCACGTGTCGATGCGCTTCTTGATGACCGCCTTGTCTTTCGGATCGTCGGCATTCATGTCGAGGACCAGGGCGACAAGCTTCCCAACCCAGCCCCGCGCGGCGGAGTGCTTCCGGGTCTTCTCGGGTAGTGCTTGGCTGATGGCCGTCTGGATATGATAAAGCTGCCGCGCGGTGGCCCCGCCGAAAGCGTTGGGTGCTTGCC